CTGCTGATCCTCGGCCGACATGGTGATCGGCTGAAACTTGAGGCCGCGGGTCAGAATAGGAACGTCGCCCGACGCCATGTTCGCCGAAACTTCCTTCCACCGTTTTTTCGTTTCGTCGATTTGCGCGGTTGTCATCTCGAGATCGGTGTGGATCACGCCGGCCGGCCGCATGTTGGTCGCGGCCGCCGTCAGCGAGTTATTGATCGCCGCGCGCTGCGCGAGCTCGGTCGCGAGCGCGGCGAGCCAGGTCTCGCCGATCAGCGGATGGCGCGGCGTCGCCAGCTTGATGTGCAGCACGTCGCGCGCCGGCACGACCAGACTGCCGCGGCCGAGGATGCCGTCGACGTCGAACAGAGGGTTGGCACCGATTTCGTAGAACACCTCGCGGAATGCCTGGCCGGCGACGCCGACCTCGCGCACGCGGCAGGCGCGCGGATCGGTCCAGTGCAGCGCCGTCACTTCGAACTTTGAATTGCGCTGCGCGATCCAGTAGCTGTTTCCGTTGTAGAGCAGCGAGCGGATCAGGTGCACCAGGAAATCGCTCGGCGTCTGGTAGCCGTTCGGCGCGCGCAACAGCCGCGCTAAGGCCGACGTCGTGATCGTCTCGGTGCCGCCGTTCTCGAGCTCAAGCCGGTGATACCCTGGGAGCTGCGCGACCGCGCGGATGTAGGCCCACACGCACGCCTCGACGATCGAGCTCGCCGGCGCCTGCAGCGGATCGAGATCCATCTGCCAGTAATTGAGATATTGCCCCCACGCCGCCGGCAAGATCCCGCCCGAGACGGTATAGGGCCCGGGATGATAGTTGCCCTCGCCGGCCGGGTTGGCCTTCTGGCGCGGCGTGATCAGCCGCGCCAGGGATTGCATCAAGCCGGGCATCAGCGCCTCGGCGCTCCGCGCGTCGAGTAGCCGCCAGGCTTGTCCTCGGGCTCGAGCGCGCGCCGGCGCGTGACACCGCCCTCGGGCGGCGGCGGTTCGGGCTCGACGCCCTGCGCCGCGTCCCATTGCGCTTGCGCCCAGGTGTGCGACGCATCGAGCGCCGCCGTACGCTCCGCTTCGTCGAGCGGCTCGTGCTCGTAGAGCGCCTCGGTCGGATCGCGCGCCCAATGGGCATCGATCGCGGCCTGGCCGTCGGCCGCGGTCATGGTCAGGTTTTGCCCGCGGTAGGGCCCCATGATCGCCTCGACCATCACGTTGCCCTCGGCGTTCGGCACCAGCGCGCGCTGCTCGGCCTTGGCGCGGGTTTTCTTCTCGTCGGTCCTCTTGTCGTCGTCAGCCATCGGCTGTTCCTTTCGGGAAATGCCGGCGCCCAGGATCGAGCGCCGGCACGTCAACGTTCGATCACCAGGAAACGGCGGCGATGGTCTGCACCATGCCGGCGCGGCGCATCGCCCACGACACATAGAGCGACATGCGCACCGCCACCGCATCGGTCTGGAACAGCGAGCGCATCGGCACCGCCAGCACGCCGGATCCCTGCGCACCGGTACCGAGCGCGAGCGGTGAGGTATCTTCCTCATGCAGCGTCGCATCGGTCGACACCGCAAACCGCGGCGCGTCGCCGTTTGCTGTGGCGAAATCAGCCGCATCGACTGCGATCACGCGGCCGGCCGGGCAGCTCGCCGAGACGATGAACCGGACACCGAACTTGGATCCGGCCTCGGTGCGATCGGTGAACAGGAAATCGCCGGTCGTCGTCTGGGCAAACCCGAGCGATAGTGCCTGCGCCGGGTTGATGATGATCGCGATGTTGCGCCCGCCGCCGGCCGCGACGATCGCCCCGATCAACGCCTTGAGATCCGCCACCATGGCGGCGGTCGCCGGCGTCAGCACCGAGGCGGTGATCGGCGTCACGCCGGCGAGCAGGCCGGCCGGTCGCACGCCCGCCGAGGCCGCCACCGCGTCGATCAGATAGCCGTCGAGCGCCATCGAGGTGTCGTCGCTCATCGCCTGGCGAATGATCTGCTCGATCGCCTGCGCCGAATACTGCGCCATTTCCTCGGTGAACGTGGAGATCACCGACAGCTTGGTCGGCGAGAGACTCACCGTGGTGAAGGATGCGCGCTTGACCGGCTTGGCGCCGCCCTCAGCGGTCCAGTTGCCGGCCAGGGTCGGCGTGTTCGCCCGCACCGGGATTTTCAAGATCCCGGCGTTACCGAAACTGTAGCGCGCGCCCATGCCGGAGAGCGCCAGATAGATCGAGTCGGCGATCAGCCGATCGAGGAACGGCTGCACGTCGGTCTGGATCAGCTCGGCGGCCCAGGTCGCAACCGTCGTGTTTGCCGGGTTGACCGCCGCGCGCAGCACCATCGCGGTGATTTCGCTTTGACTGTTCACGCCCGAATACATCGCGCGCAGCGTCTGACCGATGTCCGGTTCATGCGCGGCCTGCGATTTGGCCCAGGCCGCCAGCGCGCGGAACTGGTGGTCGCTCGGCTCGAGCTTCTTTTTCGGCACCGCCGGAACGCGAATGACGTCCGTCGGCTCGGGCTTGGCCGGGTTGGGCGCCAGGATCTGGCTCGACGTCGCCGGCAGGCTCGGCGCGTCGCGGGTTTCGCCGCTCAGCAAGGTGCGCTCGGCCTGCTTGTGCCCCGCGAGCTCCGCCTTGGCGGCGGTGATCTGCGCCGGGAGTTCGTCGCGATAGCGTTTGGTTTCGTCCTCGCTCATTTCCGAGCGGCCGGCGAGATCTTCATACGAGGTAAGCAGGCCGTTCAGCGTCTGCTGCGCGGTCTGGATTTTGTCGGCGATGGTTGCTGCAATGGACATTTTCGAACCTGTCGGCTCGAGACGTTGTGCGGCGGGCTTGCCATGAACCGCGGGTGATCGATCGAGGTGCTCGGTTGCGGGCTTGCGGAACACCTCGGCGATCAGATCGCGCGGCAGATCCTTGGCAATCGCCAAGGCATTCGGATTCGCCGGCACACTCACCAGCGAACATTCCAGGAGCTGCGATTTGGTGAACCGGAACGGGCCGAACGTCTTGTCGGCATCCTTGGTCAGCGGCTGTTTTTCGATCGGCTGAAAACCAACCGACACCGTGCGCAGGATCCCTTCGCGCACCAGGTCGCGGATGTATTGCGCCATCGGCCACTTGTCCGACGTCGTCCAGACAATGCGCCCGACCAGATTGCCGCCCTTGACGCGAACATCGGTCCAGCGGCCGACGATCTGGTTGCGGTCGTGATTGAACAGCACCAGCGGATCGGATTTCAACCGATCGAGCTGCCAGCCGGCCGGCTCGACGACGTCGCCCATGCGGTCGATCGAACCGTCGGACATGACGAATTCATCCGGCTCACCGCCAGGCGGCGGGCCTGAGCGTTGCTGATAGTGCATGACGTTACGTCCAGTTGTGTACGGCTATCGATGCCGTGTAGAAGGCGAGCCGGGTAGGAGGGATCCCATGCGCACCTTGCGTCTCGTCTGGCTCGGCTTCGGATATGCGCTGTTCTTCGTCGTCGCCGGCGTCATGGTCTATGCCGTGTCATCGCGATCGACCGAGGCGCAGCCGGCGAAGCTGCAGCAAGCATCGGTGAATTCCGACGAGAAGTTGCGTAAACTCGCCGGCCATTGGATCACGCATTACGGGTATCAATGCCCGGCGATCTATTTCCTCGGCGACGAGGGCATTCATCCGGCCGGCGCCGTGTTCAAGGTTCACTGCGGCCGCGCCGATGGCAAAGGCATACATCCGAACCTCGTCTACCGCTTCACGCTGCGCGAAACAGGTTTTGCCACGGTCAAACCCTGGTAATCATGCGATCAGTGTGGCCGGCTCGATCGCCGCCTCGGCCGTGACTTTCATCGAGCCGATCGCCATCAGCGCCGCGACCGCGAGATCGATGCGCCCGTTGATGCGACGTTTTTCCGGCTTGCGATTTTGCTGCGGCGTGCCGGCAGGACCGCGCACCAGCATCGTGTTCGCGATGCACCAGCGCAGCACCGGGTGTGCACCGTGACGAATCCGCCCCTCGGTGCATTCCACCTCGAATGCCGAGATTGCCGGCGAAAAGCTTTTGTAGCCCTGCACGAACGGCACCAGCGGCAGCGACATCGAAACCCGCGCCGCCGCCTGGCGCAGCGCATTGATGTTCCAGCTATCGTAGGCAACCGCGGCCAGGTTCATCCCCTCGATCACCGTCGCGATGTCGCCAAGCACGTAGTCGTAATCGATCGCCAGCCCGGGCGTTGCGCGCAGCGCACCGGCGCGGATCCAGGCCGCATAGGGCGCCGCATCACGCAGCTCGCGCGTGGTGATCGTGCTCTCGGGTGTCCAGGCGAGTGGCAGCAGATGCGTCACGCCGGCGTCGTCGGTCGCGGCGAGCACCATCGCGGTGAGATCGAGCCGCGCCGACAGATCGAGACCGGCATGCACCGGGCGTCCGTCGCGGAAGATTGCCAGGTCGATCGGAGCGTTGCCCTGTTGCCAGACGCTCGGCGTCACCAGCAGATCCGGCGATGCCGCGATCCGCTGATTGCAGCGGTGGTTGCGAAATGAGCTCTCATTCGACGGCATGCGCCGCGCCTGGCGCGCTTCCTTCATCAGCGTCCCGGTGTCGAGGAAGATCCCGAGCGCCGGATTACACGCGCGTATCACCGCTTCGTCGAACACATCGGCATCAGGCGGCGCCGCCGTCAGGTCGACGACGATTGACGGATCGGTGCCGGCCAGGCCGTCGTCGATCAGTTGCGAGAGCGGATGCTCGTCGTCCTCGGCCTGCGTCGACAGCACGATGCCGAGCGCGCGCTTGCGCTTGCCCATGCCGGTGGTCAGCGCATCGAGCAGCTTGCGATCGCGCGTCTGCGCGAGCTCGTCGTAGGCCCAGAAACTCGGCGCGAGCCCATGACCGCGCCGCGCGTCGGCCGCGAGCGCCTCATACACCGAGCCGACCGCAGGACCGCTGATCACCTCGATGCAGCGCCGCTGACCGCCGCGGCGGATGTTTACGCGCGATGCGAATTCCGGAATCCGCTCGATCACCGCAGCCATTTCGGCGTGCATCAGGCCCGACTGCAGCCGGTTCACCGCTGCCGAATAACACTCGCCGCGTTCCTCGGCCTCGGGCCCGAGCAGATGGCAAAGCGCCAGGCCCGACACCAGCCCGGTTTTGCCGTTGCCGCGCGGCTCGGAACGCACCGCAATACGCACGTCGGGCGCACCGTAAACACGCTCGATGAACCGCCGTTGGTTCGGCAACAGCTTGAGCTTTTTCCCGATCAGGATCCCTTTGGTGATCGGTAAAAATTCCAGAAACGCGATCACCCGCTCGACGCGCGACAATCCCTTGCGCTCCCACG